GTTCCTTTCCCTGTTCCAGTATATCCTCCTTTCTCTTGCATTCATTTATCACTTCAATTAGTTGTTTGCTTAACTTGCCTCTTTTTATTATCATCTTACCAAACTCATTAATGCAGTTCTTTTCTTTCTCTGTTTCGGGGTAAACCCGTTTACTTATCATGTCGGTAAGTTTCTTAATTTCCATTCTCTAAATGAATAACACACATTTGATAGAAAACCATAGCATCTAAATTCGCTACTAAGGTCATGGGCAAATGAACTTCCATCAGTTCAAACCCGTTATAACTCGTCCAAATAATCCTTTGTTGGTTGTACATCTTGCTCAATGGGTGCGTTTACATCTTCCAATAGTCCGTAATTGCCAGTAATAAGAAACTGCTCATGTTCTGCCTTTCCGCTTTCCTCAAATCCTGTAAGCATTCTCAATTCTTTTGCATTGATAGCCCCACGGTCAAACATACCACTCCATACAGTCCACATCTTACTCAAGTCCTCTTGTAATTCAGGAATCGAACTAAAGTCAAAATCAACCACACCGTTTTTAAATGAAGGTGCTAAAACTCTGTTTAATTCATCCCTTAATGAGTTACACATCGGCATCACTAAATCCGTTACGAATTTCTTTTGCGCCCACTCTTTGTTGCTAAAACTTTGACCTGGTATTAATACGTCAGGGTCTATTCCTAAAGCTAAGGATATACGTTCTAAGGTTACTTGCTGGCTCTTTAATAACTCCATATCTACGCTGTCCTTTCCAATGTCTAAATAACCCCATTTGCCCTGTAAGGAAGCCACAGCAGCTTTCATATCCTTATTGTTAATCTTCCTGTCAATAACCCCTTTTATTTGCGTAGCTTGTTCAGGGGTTAAGTCGGTGTATGTTTCGTTATAAAGAACACCCTTTGCGCCTCCGTTTTGAAACATAGCCACAGCCGCTTCCATTGCATCGTTATCCTGTTGTAACCTTCTTTTAAGTGGGCTTAACGGGTCAAACCCTCTCATGTGCGTTCTTTCGTAAGCATCAAATTCTGGGTTGAATGTTTTCCAATGAATTACGTCTTCTTTAGGGATTGATATTTGTGTTCCGTTAGCATCGAATATGTAACCTAAAATGCCGTACAAATCCTGCGGGTCAGGAACTAACTCTATTTTGTCGGGTGGGATAATATACATTTCCAACACCCGACCTTTCTCAAAGCCGCCACGATTAAGCCATATAAAACATTCGCCTCTTAAAACGTAAAAAGCAAACACACCTTCCCAAAATGAATCAGCCCCTTGTACGGGGTTTGGTCGCATTATCAATTTAGCGAAGTCGCTATCTTCAATTACTTCATCTACTGACTTTATTTTGTCCAGCAGCATCTTTTTTAAGTTGGGTGTGTACCAATAGGCTTTAAACTTTTCGCCTTTCTGTTTGTAAACATACATCGGAACACCAGCCGCTTTTCTTGCTATCTTCTTAACGACTGTAAAAACAGTGTCATTATTTACAAAAGCATCACTGTTCTTATCCCATTTAAAATAAGTAGGGGCTGCACCTATCTGCACCCCTTGAAATGTCATGCCTTTCTTCCTGAATAAATTAGTGAACCAACTCATTTACATTGCTACCCATGTTGGGCTTTTAGTTGTTAATTTCGTAAACACAGCGTATCTTAAAGCATCTAAACTGTGGTCATTTTCTTTAACGGGTGCTTCATCTGCTGCTATATTCCCGTCTTTGTCTGTTTTCCACTTGTATGATTGCAATTCTCTTTTAATGTTTTCGCTGTTGTGAGTAACAAATAAAGGATAAGACTTTAATTTCATAATACCGCCCCACACATCTTTTTCACTTGGCTTTGCGTTAAAACCGCATCTTGTTAATTCCTCTATTGTTTTTGGTTCTGCTGAATCACAAAACAATTCATCACTCCTCGACAAATTTAACACCTTTAACTTGTTTACTAAGTCGCTTACTGTCAACTTGCTTTGATACAGCATTTCCTCAACATAGATTGCACCTTCGTAATATTCAACTTTTACTAACGCAGTGGGTGCAGTATAACCAAAGTCCAAACCGTAAAAGATTTGTCCTTTGTTTGGCAGTTCTTTTACTATCTTCCAAGCGGTGTAAATTAATTCTTTACTTGCACCACGTTCACCTAACCCGTACACCTTCCACATGAAATCATCGGGTAATTCTTTGTAGGATTCAATGTATTCAACCTGAACAAGGGAGAGGTTATGTATGTTGTCTAAGTAAGTAGAATGTATTTTCTTATTCTTTGGATTGTCGGCTATGTCATACACCCATGAATTAAATTCGGCTGGATTCCAGTCCATGAAAATAGTTCCTGTGGTACGCATGGCTAACTGGTCAAATAACAGTTTAGATATTAGGTTTGCTTCGTTTACAAAAAGAATATCCCTTGCAGGCCCTCTTGCCTTGCCTTCATCTTCTAAACCAAATAACTCAATATAAGAACCGTTGGTAAACTCATAAACAAAGTCAGTGTATCTGAAATTATTATCGTTCCACCATCCGCAATCTTCCATTATTAGTTTAAAATCACGATATGCACCCCGTTTAATGTGTGGTAAAGAGTGAGATACTATTGAAATACGTGTGTTTGGAGTTGATTTAGCAAGTCCGCAAAGTAGTTGGATGATTGAGTAGGTTTTACCGCTTCGACTTCCTCCTTCGTTACAAATGATTGAACAGCCGTCTAAATAGGCTGCGTAATTGGATTGAAATACAGGGGTTGTGTTAATTTCCTTTGGTTCTGAAACGTTCATCCAGTTTGAATATTACGGGCTTGTCCTGACTGCCTTCATGCTCTATTGTTTGTTTGTCCGACCATCCTAAGTTCTTTAATGCGAAGATTGCACCTGTTGGACTCATAGCTGTTTGCAGCATTTCTTCGTATTCCTTTTCGATTAAAGTTCTTGCTTTTTTAATAGTGTAAGTAAACCCTTCCTTTGCTTCGTAGTCGTAAAAGGATTGACGGCTTTCAAATCCTAAGTGAAGCACAAGCCCTGTGATAGTTGGAACGGGTAATGTAACGGCTTGTTGATTGGGTGCTTTGCCTATGATTACGGTTCTTTCCTTTATCCCGTTTTCAAAGTAATCTTGAATAGCTGCTTCCAGTTCTTCGGGTGTATTGTACATTGGCGGCCTCATGCAAATATTTTTAACTGTTTCCCATCTTTTCGTGGTTTAATATCTTGACTTTCAAACTTTTGCATTTCCACGTTGAAACGGCTTTTAATGTATGCTAAATCTGTTTTTAAATCTTGGTCTTTTCTTCTTAGATACATTCGCCTGATTACCTGATACACCGTTTTAGGGTATTTGTGGCAAGGCATTGTATGTCTTATAAGTCTTTGTGGTGCGTTTAAGTCGTTAAAGCAAAACCATGTGTAAAGGTATCTTGACCTGTCATAGTCTTTACTTTCGCCTTGTTCTGTAAATTTAGGAGTGTTGAACTCCTTACTGATGATTTCAGCAGCTATATTACATAGTTCAAAGCGTGTTAAACTATCCACGAAGTCAAATATAAGCATAATTTATCAACTTTCAAATATTTCTGAAATAATAAAATAAAAAAAATATTGAAAAAGTATTGCACAATTAAAAAATGTGCTTTATATTTGCTATGTCATTAAAACTTAAACTTAAAACCTAAACAAATGAAACATGAACAATTTGAGCTAATTATCTCACGCTCACATTTCCGCAACTGGAACTTCGTTTTAGAACCTACCGTTATCGTGGATTACCAATTTCAAGAGGAAAAGTATTTTATCGAATACGTTTCTTTAACCCCTGAAATTATGTTACAGCTTCGCCCTACTGCAATCCTTGACATTTTAGAAGAAGTAAACAAAGCCGTACACGAAAGGGTAATGGACGGGCTGAATGATAATTTTATGTACTTACTGGACAGAGTAGGCGTTAACCAAAAAGAAAGGGGGGAAGAATGATTACAGGAATATTTGGCATTGCCACGATAATAATTGTTATCTTTATTTGGTGCTTCTATAAAGGCGTTATTCAACCTCAACAGGAGTTTAAAAAGTATCAGCAAGAGAAAAGAAAATTTAAAGCCTTTGTGGTTGGGTTGGTTTTATCAGTTAGTTCTTATGGTCAATTTGTGGAGTTAGCCCCTACTCTTACCAATGGAAGATTGGGAATGGAATTGCAGGTTGGTGTAAGGGTAGGGGATTTTTTTACATCAGTTGGCTATGTGGCAATGCTTAACGCATCACAGCCAGCACTATTTAACGCAAGAACAGGAGTGGTATTGAATAAGAACGGCAACAATAAGTATTTGATTTATGCAGGTGGGGTTCGTGTATTGAAGTCAACCGACTACAAAGAACAAAACTACTACACTTGGCAGGTGGGTGGGCAATGGCATTTTGCTTACTATGACAGGGGAACATTTTATGTAACTGGTATTTATTCCCCTAAGTTCATCAGCTACGGTATTGGAATGAGTTACAACCTATTTAAAGATTAAATTTTTCTCATACAGTAGTTTAGGTTTAGTTAACGTACCCTTTATTCTTATCGGGTACTACTTTAAAAAAACAGGAGGTTATATGAAGTAGCATAGTAAGCCCTTTGCCTACTTTTTAACCGAAAGATTGTCAACAGCAGAGGGCTTTTAAAATTATTAGGGGCGGTTAATCAAATTTAAAAACAGTTAGTAAGGTTATTAAAAATGGTTTCTAACAGCCGCCCCTTTTTTAAACATCAAAATTTATAACATGAAACAATTAATTGAAATTCAAAACGAACTGAAAGCTCCCAAAAACCAGTTCAATTCTTTCGGGAAGTACAAGTACCGTTCACAGGAAGACATTTTAGAGGCTCTTAAACCGCTTTTAAAAAAGTACGGGTGTTTCCTTACCATTTCCGATGAAATCAAAATTTCAGGCTCTATTACGTTTGTAGAGGCATCAGCGACTATAAGCAACGGGGAAGAAGCTATAAAAGTAAACGCACAGGCAGGTATTGACCCAAACAGAAAGGGAATGGATATAGCGCAGTGTTTCGGTTCATCCTCCAGTTACGCCCGTAAATACGCTTTAAACGGTTTGTTTTTAATTGATGATACCAAAGATGCTGACAGCACCAACACACACGAAGATAATACAGATACTACAAAATGGGTGAAATTAGTAAGTAATTGTGGAACTGCTAAAGAGTTATCTGAATTATACGAAGTAAATAAGTCAGAAATCGGTAACGATACATCCATTTTAAAAGTATTTTCAACCCGTAAATCACAGTTAAAATGAGATACAGATGTTCAAGATTAGGCGATATTATGACAGGCAGCAGGGATAAAAGCGACCCATTAGGTGAAACCTGCAAAGCATACTTAGATGAAATTATTATTTTTAAAAAGTACGGCATCAAAAAAAATATTGAATCTAAGTATTTAGAGAAAGGGATTTTGATGGAAATGGATTCAATAGGGTTGCTTTTATCAGTAGATAATATTATCTACTCAAAAAACGAAGAAAGGTTTGATAATGGTGTACTGACTGGCGAACCTGACATAATACATGAAGATAAAATAATTGACATAAAAAGTTCATGGGATTTATTTAGTCATTTAAAAAACAAAAAAATTAACCCTAAATATGAATGGCAAGTATTGGGTTACATGGAACTTACAGGATTACGCAAAGCAGAGGTTATTCATGTTCTTGTAGATACACCAGATACTATGATTGAAGATGAAATAAGAAGATTAAGTTGGAAATTAGGTATGTTAGAAGTTCCCGAAGAAATACAAGAAGAAATAAGAAACAATATGATATTTAAACAAGTACCTATTAATGAAAGAGTAATCCGTTTTGAAGTACAATATTCACAGGAAAAAATTGACCAGCTTTACAACAAACTTGAATTATGCAATCAGTATATTTTTAATCAATTAAACAAATAACATGGCAGACTACACAAACACTGGTGCGCTGTTCACCAATGACAAAAAAGGCAACGACAAAGCCCCCGATTACAAAGGGAAAATTAATCTTAACGGTACTGACTACGATTTAGCTGGATGGAAGAAACAAGGCAAGAACGGAACTTTCCTTAGTCTTAAAATTTCAGAGCCTTACAACAAAGAAAACAAAGCTGCAAAAGTAGCAACTGACCTTCCAT